GGTAATTGTGAGGGGACATAACTTTGTAAAAACTGTCCTGCAGGAGTGGCGGCTGTACCACTAGGTGCAGTTGGGGGTACTGAGGGGGTAAAATCCAAAGTGCTATCTTGTCTACCTACACCTGTACCGCCAAAAGTTTTTTCCATTATAGATTTTTCTTCCTCGGGCTTTTGGTCTTTACTCATTTGTTGACCAGCTAAAAAATTACCAATAGTCACAGCAGCTCTCATTTGTGGGTTAGCACCCATAAGAGTAGGAACTAAAGATAAAGCACCTAATGGGGTTCTTTGTCCTGGAATAGCTGCCGCTTTTACGTTTGCCATAAGCGATTTACTTTTATCATATCCCAAAGCAAATAATGCTTTATCCCCAATAGTAGGGCTAGTTATACCGAAATTTTGAGGACTACCAAACTTTCCACCCAAAATACGGTCTGCTAAATTATTTTGATACCCCCTACCGCGCACATTTACGCCTGATGCAATATCGCGTTTAATTGCATCTAATAAATTTTGTTGGGCATTGTATTGATCAGCTCCAGGACCTGTGGCTCTATTTGTTGCACGATACCCAACATTGCCACCACTTTCGCTGAAAGGGCTGTCTTGTCTACCTACACCTGAGCCACCTCGGTCTCTACCACCGCCGCCGCTATAAGTATCGGCTGTTACACTGCTTTGGCCTTCATCCATACCCCCGCCAAAAGAGCCGCCGCCTCCGTAACCGACGTTGCCGCCACTTTCACTTCCGGGACCGTCTTGTCTACCCATCACCCACCTCTTTGGCGTTGTAGAGCAATTTGTGCTCTCATATTAGCAATATCCTCAGTAGAAGCTATACGCTCACGAGCAATATCAGCATTTTCTTGTTTAGCCTGTGAATCAATCTGTAACTTTTGTTGATCCATCTGTTGATCCATCTGCATCTCACGTTCGCGTAACGCCAACTCTTGCTTTTTAATTTCTACCAGAGGGTCATTTGGTGGTGCTGGTGGTTGTTGCTGTTGGTACTCTGCCATCAACTGTGCCTGTATTCTAGCTATTGTAGAAGCCTGAGCTTCAGGCGGCAACTGTTGCATATTAGGATCTTGTTGCATTTGCTGTTGGAACTGAACCTGAGCCTTCATACCAATATGCTCATAAATATGTTTTTCTAATGTCAACAAAATTGGTGGCTGCATTTGTGCCACACGACTCTGCATATAAGCTAAATGCACAGATATATGAGCATCGTGGTCTTGATCTGGGAAGGCTTGCATTTTACCCTGACCACCAGCCGCCTGACTAGCAAACTGGTTTTCAGTAGCAGGATCCATCGGTTGTGGTTGTGGCTCTGGTTTTAAAACTTGTTCTACATTATCTACACCTAATGCTTCATAAACTCTGCGGTAAGCCTCACGCAAATTGTGCATTTCTGGTGCTGCTGTAGCTAATTTTAATTGTTCTTGAGCCAAAACTACCCTTTGTGACATACTGAAAATATTTGGGTCACTAACAGGGATAATATCTACTCTATTATCAAAATCAGATGTTTTTATCTGTTGGTCTGCCCCAACTTCGTAAGGGTAAGGTGTCGGATCTTCAGCAAACAACCTACCAAGCATCTTTAATTCTTGTTTTAGGCTAGAATGTAACCGTTTATGCACAGCACTGATGATTTTTGCACCACGTTCCAACAAAGCTATAGTCGTGCCGACAGGCATCTCCTGCCTACCATCACCCACACCTATATCAGTAGTACCAATAAACCTTTGTGCAGACTCAATTACAAAACCCATCAGTTGAAACAACGTGCCAGAAGGCTCTTTATACGGCAAAGCCATCAAACTAGTCCGTATATCACCTCCAGGAATGTCAATATCCCTAAATTCTCCTGGATGAATCGGTGTTTGCTCATCCGCTATCCGTAAACCACGAGCTTTAAATCCCGCTGGCATATTACTTAGCGTTCCAGAGTCAATAAGCTGCCGTAAATTAGCCGTAGCTGTTCTACTCAGGTTGCCAAGCAGATGAATTAGTCCAAAACCGTAAAAACCTAATCCCGGAGTAAATTTATACTGCACAAAATGACCAATTTTCTTTTTCATAGGGTCGTTTTGAGCAAAATTCCTGCGTACAGACAATACTTTTTCAGTATCTGCACTAATTGTAGCTATGTAAGGTAACTTTATCCCTGTTTCATCGTTATTTTCATTTACATCTGGGTATTCTTCAAGGTCTAAATAGCAGTGACATTCATATAAAGTTACTTCTTCACTATCACCAGCAGCTTCACGACCCGATATTTCATCATAAGCCTTCCTAACTTCATCAGCTTCGGGGTCTGATTCATCAGGTATTTCTAAATCACGGTAAAAACCGTTAACTTGTAGCTTCCGTAACTCATTTTTTGACATTTTTATGATATGTGTAATGCGTTCTGCCGAAGCAAGATCGGTAGCTTCATAAGGTGCAACGATATCTTCGGCTGGCACAAACTTACTTACTGGTCTACCTAACACATCATCACGGTAAACCTTTTTAAAAGCACTGCCACTCAACCCCAAATAGTACAACATTTGGTCAAACTCAGGCTCGTACTCTTCCATCTCATACATGATTTGGTAATTCATGTAATCTTGAACACGTTTAGCCTGTGCTTCTACCTCAGGGTTTGACACACCAATAATATTTCCGCGGACTGGTCCTGAACTGGGCAACATCTCTTTATATGCACCAGCCTGAAACTGCGTTACTGCCTCATTTAGTATCGGGTGGATTACACCTGTAGCACCATCAAACGGCTCAGTACGGGATTCATACTTCAAACCTAATAGTTCTAAACCTTTTGTGTAAGTTTCTACCCATTCATCACGGCTAGTTTTATCATCATCTACCGCTTGGGTAATATAACTAGAAATATCAGCTTGAGTTTCATCACTTAAAAATTCTGCTAAATTATCATAAAAATCATCTGGCTCTTCACCAAGAGGCTGCGGGTCTTTACCAAATACAACTTCCGCGCCATCTTCCTCATCAGGCTCATCTGCCGTAAGAACCTCTATCTCTTGTTGTAAAAGGTCATCTTCTAATGCGCTAAATGTATTATTAGGAGCCTGTAGTAAACTACGGTCAATATTGCTTGGGCGTGGGTTTTCTGCCATTAGTAATAGATCCTTTGTACAGGTACAGCTTCTTCATCCTCATAATCTTCTGGATGTTGAATAAAGCCTCCCTCTCTAAAACGACGTAACGCCTGTGTTACTGTATCAACATAATCATCATGCTCTCCAGCAGGGAATGCTGCACACTCTTCCACAACCTCTTCTGCCCAACGAGTATCTGGCGTCCATACTAAACCACTTTCAAACAATGGCGCAATAGAGTTTACTCTTGTAAATTTATCATTACCTCTGCTCGGGGTATAATTCATAACAGGGATACCCATATTGCGTAACTCCTGTGTAAGCGGCATACCACTCGCTTTTGCCTCAATAAGCACACATTCTGGCTCCCAATATTTATACTCCTCAAGTGCTCGCCGACGCAAATCAGGAAAATCCCATCTACCACGTTTAGCATCACAAAGAATAATGTTTGGTGGTGCTCCCTCCTCTGGGTAAAAAACACCCCATGTGGTTATCGCACTAAAATCCGCACTCTCTTTTTTACTGTACGCCGTATCATAACTCTGCATCACATACTCTAACGGTGGTATATCATCCTTTTCCCATACATTCCACCACTCACGTTTAAGTATCGCTGCCGTATCGCCAGTAGGGTTCTGCTGCCATTGCGCTTCCCACTTACCAACCGATAAACTTCCCTTAACACTTAACAAATCTTCCTTTTTCCAAAACTCGGGCCAGAGGGGTTCCTCACTCTCAGGCATTAATGCCGGAAACTCAACCACCTCCCATTTATCTGCCAGTATATCTCTGCCCTGCTGCTTCATCAATTTGCCAGTTAAATCATTATCTGCCCAACGCGTCATAATTATCACAATCGCACCTCCGGGCTGGAGACGCTGGCGTGGTCCTGATGTATACCACTCATAAGCATGCTCTAATGCCGTAGGACTAAGTGCATCTTGCTCGGAATGTGGGTCATCAATAATTAACAAATCAGCACCACGGCCTGTCACCGCACCACCAACTCCCGCCGCAAAATATTCTCCACCCTTACTTGTCTCCCATCTACCCGCCGCTTGGCTATCTGCTCGTAACTCTACTCCAGGAAAAACCTTAGTATACTCCGCAGAGTTCATTAAATTACGCACCTTTCGGCCAAATCTAAAAGCCAACTCAGCCGTATGCGTTGTCTGCATTATCTTTAACTTCGGGTTTTTACCCATCAACCAACTAGGCAATAAATAACTGCCAAACTCACTTTTAGTATGGCGCGGCGGCATATTCACAATCAACCGCTTTAACTCTCCACTAGCTATACGGTTAAACTTCTCAGCCATTATTTTATGGTGGCGTCCATTTATAAATTCAGGCCAAACCGTTTTACAATACTCCATAAAATCCTGTTGGCTCGCCTCCGCTTGGGTTATCTCTTTTGCACGGTCTAATAAATGGGCGTACTTCTTTAATTGCTCTTCCGGTACAAACTGAATGTCCATTATCCATGGTTCCTCAATAATGCGAATATTCTATAAATATATCGAAAATTTTTCTAGGGCAATGAACCTATGACGATTCTACAAAAACAGGGGGTAGCGATCTCGGCTTTTGATCGAGTAAAATCAATATTTGAAAATTTTTTATTACCACACGATTTGTCCAAAACATGGCTACAGACCGAGCTATAGCCAAGGGTGAGCTCTC